TCCCACCGGGTCCGCCGGAACATGGTCAACGCCGAGGAGCGCGGCCGGCTGCGGACGGCTTGCACCGACCTGGGGTCGGCCCATGGCATCTACATCGACGACACGCCGACGCTGTCCATCACCGACCTGCGCACCCGCGCCCGCCGCCTGAAGCTCAAGTATGGAATCGAACTGGTGGTGGTCGATTACCTGCAATTGATGGTGGCCAGCGGCCGGGCCGAGAACCGCCAGCAGGAAATCTCCACCATCAGCCGCGGCATCAAGGCGATCGCCCGCGAACTGGACGTGCCCGTCGTCTGCCTGTCGCAGCTCAATCGGGCCAGCGAGTCCGAGCAGCGGCTCCCCCGCGCGTCCGACCTCCGGGAGTCCGGCAGCATCGAGCAGGACGCCGACGTGGTCATGCTCCTGCACCGCGAGGCTGTCATGCGGCGGGGCGACCAGGCCTGGATGGACGCCAACCCGGACAAGATCAACGAGGCGCTGCTGATCGTGGCGAAGCAGCGCAACGGCCCGTGCGACGTGGTCAAACTCGTCTTCCTCAGCGCCCAAACCCGGTTCGTGAACTACCGCCACCCGTAAGGAGGTCGACATGGTCATGCAAGCGAGCTTGTTCGGCCCAATGACCGAACAGAATGCGAACAAAATGCCAGTCCACAGCGGCACACCGACGAGCGCCGCCGCCGCGCGGCAGATCGCCGGGCACACCAAGACCCTCCGCGCCCAAGTGTTCGCCTATTTCGTCCGGCGGAAAGACCTGGGCGCGACGGACGAGGAAGTGCAGCGCGCCCTGCGGATGCCGGGCAACACCGAGCGGCCCCGCCGGCAGGAGCTCGAAGAGCAAGGGCTCGTGATCGACTCGGGGCTGAAGCGGACGACCGCCTCGGGGCGCGAGGCAGTCGTGTGGGTGCTCAAGAACTACGCGCCAAAACAGGAAAGGAACTGAGCGCATGTCCCCCATCTTCCCTGAAAGCATCCTGCGTCAGCACACGGCCGTCCTCGGCAAGACCGGCAGCGGAAAGACCTCGACGACGAAGCTGATCGTCGAACAGCTCGCCCGGACGGACCGGGACGCCCGCGTCTGCATCATCGACCCGATCAAGTCGGATCACTGGGGGCTGACCCTCGTCGGCGACGGCAAGGCGCCGGGCCTTCCGTTCCACGTGCTGGGCGGCCCGTACGGGCATGTGCCGCTCAATGCCTCGGCCGGCGAGGCGATCGGGAAGATCGTGGCGTCGGGGGCCCTGCGGCATTCCATCATCGACATGGCCGACTTCGACATGGGCGAACACGCGAAGTTCTTCACGGCCTTCGCGCACTCCCTCTTCCGGCACATGAAGGGCGTCCTGTACCTGGTGGTGGAGGAGGCGCACACGTTCGCGCCCAAGGAGCGGTCGGGCTTTGGGGAGGAGTCCAAGGCGACGTACTGGATGAAGAAGCTGGCGACTGGGTCACGGTCCAAGGGCATCCGGCTCGTGGTGGCGACGCAGCGGACGCAGGAACTTCACAACGCCGTCCTCGGCAGCTGCGAGACGCTCATCGTGCATCGGGTGACGCTGCCCGCTGACCAGAAGCCCGTGATGGACTGGCTCAAGAGCAACGTTGAGAAGGAGCGGGTGGACGAGATCGCGGCGACGCTGTCCTCGCTGAAGACCGGCGAGGCGTGGGTCTGCTCGGGGGAGGCGAAGATTATCGAACGGCGGACGTTCCCGCGGATCTCGACGTACGACAACAGCGCCACGCCCACGGGGGACCTCGGGCACGACGTGCGGCCGGCGCCGGTGGATGCGGAGGCGTTGCGGGCGATCATCGGCAACGCCCTCGACGAGGCGAAGGCGAATGACCCGGCGGTGCTCAAGAAGCGGATTGCGGAACTGGAGGCACGGACGGCGTCGAATCCCGCGGCCTCGAGTGCGGCGATCGATGAGGCCGTCGAGAAACTGACGGGGGCATACAACGAACGACTCTACAACTTGGTGCACGCCGTCAAGATGAGCCTGTCCGGCATGCACCCCGCGTTGCTCGAACAGGCCGCCCGTGTGAAAGCCGCATGGGACGAACTCGAAAAAGCCCATCGGTTCGAGGGTCACAGACCGGCACCGAGTTCGGTTCCCCAGGCATACACCCCGCCGACCCAGCGCCCCATTGGGAAACACCACCCCCTTGCGGGCCGGGCCTTCCCCCTGTCCCAGTTGGACAATGTCGACGGCGACGACCTGCAAACCCTCATGAATCCCGACGGCACGCTGCGGGCGATGTCCCAGGCATTCCTCACGTGCCTCGCGCAGAACCGCGAGGGGTTGTCCAAGTCCCGATTGCTGACGCTCGCGGACTATCGCGCGGGGGGCAAGGTGTCTTCAGCCTTTGCCGCCATGGCGCGGGTCGGATTGGTGGAAGGGGACGGGAGCAATCTGCGAATCACGTCCCGTGGGCTGCAGGTCCTTGGCCCGTACGAACCACTGCCCACGGGCGAAAAGCTCCGCAGCCAGATCATCGCGCGTTGCGCGCCGCTCGAAGCCGCGCTGCTGCGGGAAATCTTCAATGCGTACCCCAAGTCGATTGCCAAGGGCGAGATTCTCCGGCGGGCGGGGTATGCCGCCGGCGGCAAGGTGTCGTCGGCGTTCGCCAAGATCGTGCGGGCGGGCTGGGCCGTGCGGGCGAGGGCCGGGGAACTGTGCGCAAGTGACGACCTGTTCGCCAATTAAATCGATCGGCAGCGTGTGGATTGTTCGTGGAGAACCTGTGACCACTGCACTTAAACAATACCGTGTGTTTCTCGCGGAAAAGAGTCAAGTCGGCGGCATGGCTGGCTTTGAACCGCTGTGGATACCGGACTTCCTGTTCGACTTTCAGCGGTCGCTCGTCGAATGGGCTATTCGGAAGGGTCGAGCGGCCATCTGGGCGGACTGCGGCCTCGGTAAATCGCCCATGGCCATGGTCTGGGCGGAGAACGTCATTCGCAAGATCGGGGGTGCCGTCCTGATCATTACGCCCCTCGCGGTGGCAGAACAGTTCGTGCGGGAGGGGGAGAAATTCGGCGTCCAGGTTACCCATAGCCGTGACGGCAAACATCGCGGCGGGATCGTCGTAACGAATTACGAACGCCTGCACCACTTTGATCCGGCGGATTTCGTCGGGGCGGTGGGGGACGAAGCCCAAGCAATCAAGGCGTTCGACGGAAAGCGCCGCAAGCAGGTCGTGCGATTCTTCTCGAAGCTCCGCTTCCGGCTTTTAACCACCGCGACCCCCGCGCCCAACGATTACATCGAACTCGGCACGGCTAGCGAGTGCCTCGGGATCATGCCCCAATCGGACATGCTCGGGTACTTCTTCCGTGAAACCAAGGACATGCGGCACACCGTCTTCAAGGAGGGCGACTTTTGGAACCACTGCAAATATACCTTCAAGCCGCACTCGGAAGTTCCCTTTTGGAAATGGATCGTCAGCTGGGCGAGAGGCATTCAGCGGCCCAGCGACCTCGGCTTTGACGATGATAAATTCATTCTTCCCCCTCTGAATTATCGCACGCACGTGGTGAATGTGCCGTGGACGCCCCCCGGGGAGCTGTTTCCCCGTCCCGCGGTCACGCTCATCGAGCAACGCGACGAACGGAAGCGCACCGTCGCGGAACGCTGCGAACGCGTCCGCGAGCTGGTGTCGCACGATCGACCGGCGATCTCGTGGTGCCACTACAACGAAGAAGGCGACTACCTGGCCCGCTGCATTTCTGACTCGGTACAGGTGTCCGGCCGCGATTCCCTCGACGACAAAGAAGCGAAGCTGCTGGACTTCGCCCGCGGCAACATCCGGGTGCTGGTCACGAAGGGGAAGATCGGCTGTTGGGGGCTCAACCTGCAGCACTGCGGGGACATGACGTTCTTTCCCACCTTCTCATTCGAGCAGGTCTACCAAGGCATCCGGCGGTGCTGGCGCTTCGGGCGTAAGGGCCCAGTGAATGTCGAGATCGTCAGCGCCCCCGGGGAATCGAAGGTCATGACGGGGCTGGAACGAAAACAGCAAAAGGCCACCGAGATGTTCGCGGCGCTCGTGCGCCACATGAACGAAGCGATCTCGCTCGACTCGATCGACCGCCACCACAAACCCATTCAGACACCCTCATTTCTGCAAACCGCCGAGGAGATCCCGTGCCTGTTATCGACCAATGCCTGACCGACAAATTTGCCATGTATCACGCGGACTGCATGGAAGTCCTGCCCACGTTGCCGGATCGATCCATCGACGTGTCGGTGTACTCGCCGCCGTTCCCGGAGCTCTACCAGTACTCCGACGACCCGCGGGACATGACCAATTGCACGAGCTATGACGAGTCGATCAGCCAATACCGATTTGTCGTGCGAGAGGTCGCTAGGCTCACGAAGCCCGGCAGGCTGAGCTGCGTTCACTGCACAGACCTCCGCCGGGGCAGTCTCTACCAGCGCGACTTCCCTGGGGACATTGTGCGGGTCCACGAAGAAGTTGGCATGCATTTCTTCTGCCGCGTCACGATCTGGAAGGACCCGTGGGAGTTCGCGCGGCGGACGCGGATGAAGTCATTGATGCACAAGACCGTCAGCGTGGTGGATTCCTCGCAGAGCCGAATCGCGCCCCCGGATTACTTGCTCGTGTTTAAGAAGGCAGGGGCCAACGGCGTCCCCATCCGACACGAAAAGGGATTCCGGTACTACGCTGGCAAGACGCCGATTCCGGCCGATCTGGTGAAGGACTTCGGCGCGTACGAGGGAGATCCGCGGAACAATCTGCTCTCTCACTGGATTTGGCGGCAGTACGCCAGCCCGGTGTGGATGGACATCCGCCGCAAACGAATCATGCCTTACCAGGCAGCGCGCGAAAACGCCGAGGAGCGCCACGTTTGCCCGCTGCAGTTGGACGTGATTGAAAGGTGCCTGACGTTGTGGAGCAACCCTGGAGAAACCCTTCTGACGCCGTTTGCTGGTGTCGGCTCCGAAGTGTACTGCGCGATCCTCAATGGTCGTAAGGGCATCGGGGTTGAGCTGAAGGGGACTTACTACCGCCAAGCACTTGCCAATCTACGGGATGTGCCCGAGCACCATCAGCAGCAGGACAGCTTAGCGGTGGAGGAGGGTGATGACGAAAAAGCATCCGAACATGAGGTGGACGAATGAGTTCTATCACCGACGAAACATACACCGCGCTGCGCCAGCGCAAGGCCCAGACTGTGCCAGAGATTTGCGCGGCCATGAACTGGAAGTGGGTACCACAGGACGTGTCCGCCGCGCTAATTCATCTCTACAAAAACGGAAAAGCGGTGTATGAGCCGCGCGTCGATGCGGGTGTCACCATCCCAATGTGGAAGAAGGCGTGAAGCCTGGATTGAGATCTCGCACAAGGACTGATCGCAATGAGCATCCGCCTGTTTTTCACCCACCTTGTTCAGTGTCAGGCCGACCAGGATCGCGAGATCGCGGCCGGGGCCGACTGGATCAAGGAATCAGACGCCGTCGATATCGCCCACTTTTGGCGTGACCTGCAAGAGGCCAAAGGGGCGGAACTCCGGAAGTTCTCCGACGCGGAATTGACCATCATTCGCAATCTGGCGTGCATCGGATTCTTCGAAGTCGCCAAGTCGTACATGGCAAGGCACGTCAACGAAGAGGCGGAGGACTGACCCATGACACTGAGCGCCGCCTACGTCTGGACCCAGTCGAACGGGGACGTGACCAAGGAGTTCTACGGTCTGCTGGCCGCGAAAGGCCCCCTCGGCGAGATTGCCGTGAACCTCTTCCGCGCCAACAAGTGCAGCGCCCGCGCCAAGCACTACCGCGGCGGCGACGGCCGCGCGTCTTACCGCTCCATGGCCTACGAGCGCAAGGTGCAGTCGCTCACCGCCCTCTGCAACATCCTGACCCGGCACGCCGAGCGGTGCCAGATCCGCTGGGGGTGGAAGCAGGACCCCGAGACGGTCGGCTACGAATGGGTGCTGTACATCGACCTGCCCCAGGGCCAGGCGAGCTTCCACGCGCCGGCGCGCGGAACGGGCCCGGAATACCCCGGCGACTGGGACCGGCAGGGGAAGAGCGCGGAACGCATCACCGCCTTTTGCGACGCGGTGATGCAGCTGCCCGACGCCCCCGGCGCGCCCAATGACGAGTACCTCATGCCCTTCGGCAAGTTCGCCGGCCGCGCGCTGGCAGAGATTCCCGTCGACTACCTCGACTGGCTGATCGGCCAGGACTGGCCCAAGCCGGATCTGAAATCAAAGGTCGAGACGCACCTGAAGACCCGCCCCGAGTGGGCAGAAATGGACGAAGGTTGAAGTCCACGTGGTTCAAATCATCTCGCGAATTCGAGTTCGCCAAGCTGATCGAAGAGGCTGGCGCGTATGAGGGAATCCGCGTGCATGACCTGTTCGGAAAGTTCCTCTTCTGCAGCTTCGTAGCCATCCGGCAGGCGGTGCACCGGATGCAGCTGGGCAAACTCGATGAGCAACTCGAAGCCGAATACCTGCGTGTCATCAAGGGCGTACCCGAACCGAAAAGATTCCCCGAGGCACTCTCCCTGGTCGTCGATGCCCTGCAGGAGGACCCGCACGACTTCCTCGGCGGGGTGTACGAACAGCTGGGCATGTCCGACAAGGATTTCCGGGGGCAGGTGTTCACGCCGCGCCATGTCTGCGAAATGCTGGTCGGGATGAATCTAAAAGATTGGAAGCCGGACCCGACTCATCGCATGCGGCTATGTGAGCCCTGCGTCGGTGGGGGGGCCATCGCTATTGCCGCGGTGGCGTTCCTGAAGAAGGCCGGGTTTGGGCCCCAGGACTACTTCTTCTGGTGCACCGACGTTGCCCATTATTGCTTCCACATGGCCTATATCCAGCTGAGTCTGCTGGGCGCGCCCGCCCTCCTGATCCGTGGGGATAGTCTCGACCCAAAGCCAACCGACGAATACGCGCCAACTCCGGTGGCCGCCCTCTACCCCTATGTTCACCGGGAATCACCTGCAGCCGCGGTGGCGACCCCCGAACCGTCTATTGTGTCGATCCCGTCTACGCTCTTCGATTTCATGGAATCCAAGTCTGATGCCGTCGAGGGCAAGCCTCGAAGGAGGAAATCGGCATGAGCGACCTCTTTCCCCACAACATCGAACGCGACGCATCCGTCAGCGCGTGTGGCAAATACCGCTGGACCTTGTCGCGCGAATGGGATCCCCAGAAGCAGTGGGTCGGGTGGGTCATGCTCAATCCGTCCACCGCAGATGCCGCCCAGGATGACCCCACAATCCGCCGTTGCATCGGCTTCGCCCGGGCCTGGGGCTTCGGCGGCCTCGCCGTCCGCAACCTGTTCGCCCTCCGTGCGACCGACCCGGCGGTCCTCATCGGGCATCCCGACCCCGTCGGCGCCGGAAACGTCCCGCGGATTCTGGACCTGATCGAGGTCTGCCCGCTGATCGTCGTCGCCTGGGGTGCGCTCGCGAAGCCGTTCCACGCTCATGCCCAATTCGTGCTTTCCGAACTGACGAAGCGCGGCGCCAAGCCAATGTGCCTGGCCCTCACGGCGGATGGCTGGCCGCGCCACCCGCTGTACGTCCGGAAGGATGTTGTGCCTTTCCCCTACAAGCTCCCGGCGAAAGGAAAGTCATGATCCCCGGCTTCTACATCTTCGACCCCGTTGACAACCGATACGGCCGCATCGTCAACGGGCAGTTCCAGTGGACACAGTTCAAGAGCGACGCCAGCCCGATGGCCGAGGACGTTGCGCTCGGCCTCCTAGAACGGCCCGAATTTCGATCCTGCCTGTACGGGTACCTCTGCGACTTCGACCCCAACCCCAAACGAAAGGGAAAGCCCTATGGCTGATTTAGGCGACACACATTTCCAAAACTTGGAAAAGTGCGGGGTGCGGGTTGACAGCCTTGGTCATGACGAACGTGTCAAGATCCCGGTCCCCCTTGGACGCGTTGCACGAGATGCAGGCCGGCACAATGTTCCCCGTCTCAGTGCTGCCGCCCTTCGACACGGCCAGAAGATGATCCCAGGAATCGGCCGGCCTTTGGCAGTAGGCGCAGCAGCCCCCAAACATCTCCTGCAGAAACTCAGCGTTCCTGAGAGGCACGGGCGCAATTCCCCGCTTCCGCGCGTGGACGCGCTGGCGACGGTCATGCCGGAACCGGTCATTGGTCCGGTACCTCGCGCGCTCCTCGGCGTTCAAACATTGCTGGCACGCCCCCTGCCTCTTCACCGAAGAGGCCGGCAGCCAGGCTTTGCAGCCGCGGCACCACGCCATTCCCAGAGACCGCATGCGCTCCCTCTCGACATCGGAGGGGCCGGCCTTCGTTCGCCTCACACAGCAATCACGACAGTTGTACTTGTGCCCGTCCGGCCGAGTGCGATCAACCGAAAACTCGATCAGCGGAAGCAAACGACGGCATTTTGAGCAGTGTTTCATAGGCCCATTTTACACGGTGACCCATGCCGACCGGAACGAAGAAACCCCCCGCAGCCCCCAAACCGAAAGACCCCCGCCACGTGCCCGCGAAGGGTGAGAAGCTGCAGCCCGGGCGCACGGATCTGTACATCGGTGACTTGGTCGTCGCCTGGATCGAGTGGTTCCCTGACGCGGCCTTGGGCTACGTGCGGCATGCCACCGGCGACGGCGCCTTCGCCACCATCTGGTCAGGCGACGCAGTCGCGGCCGTGGACATCGTCCGCCGGCTGCTGCCCGCAGGCGTCCGGCCACTACTCAAGATCTCGCTGCGGGTTGGCACGGCGCGGACGTGGGCGGAAGCGAACAAGCCGAAACTGGAGGACGTGCTGTGAGCGAACAACGCGACGTAACGAAGGAACGACCCACCACCGCTGTGTGCCCAGTTTGCGAAGCGATGGTGCGTCGGCTTGAGCGAATCGATACAGCCCTCCTCATGGGATTCTGCGCTGGTGCAAGTGACATGCCCACTTCCGCCAACCCGTTTGCTGATTCTGAAAAAGATGTTGCCCTCGCGTGGCAAATCGGGCGGTGCCGGCCGGCGGACGCGGAGGCTGAGAGCGATCGGGCGGAGCGTGACGCCCGCGAAGGCGGTGCGGAATGAGTCACTCCACCTACACCATCGTTGCCGCGCCAGGTTCACCCCCGTGGGCACTGCTGAGGGGTAATGAGCACATTGCCTGCTTCTACACCCGTGAGGGCGCGGAGCAGGTTGTCAGGTCGCATGACGCCCTCACCGCCATCGCGAAGGAACACTACTTTTGCATGTGCTTCAACGGCAAGAAGTGCATGGGGTGTATCGCCCGCGAGGGGCTTGGAACATTGAAAGGACAGCCATGAGCACCAACTGCCCAAAATGCAACCGCCCCAAAGTGTCCCCGGCGGGCGAGCCCGACAACTTCTGCGAGTGCGAGGACAAGGCGTTGAACGCCGTCATCGCGGAAGCGGTCGATGCGTGGATGACGGCCGGATGCCCCAGCAACTCTCCTACGGCGTTAGATGGCAGCCAGACGCCGGCGGGCGCCGCCGGCTGGATCGACGGCTGGACCGGCAGGGGCGTGTCGAACGCGGACGTGCAGGCGGAGCTGGAGGCGCGGCGTGACGGGCTCCACGTCCTGAACGAATTTACGAAGTGGCATCCCGACGTGGAGGGAATTCCGTGCCCCATCGACACGACGGAGAAGCACCGGGCGTGGCTGAAAAAGCTGGCGGCGCTGTGCGACCGCATCGCCGAACTGGAGACGGTCCTGAGGCGGAACGCGGCGACTTTCCGGGAGATTGACGACGCCGCCGGGCGAGACGCGACAAAGATGGAAGCCCAGAAGTGGAAAATCCAGTACCTGCAGGACGACTTGGCGTCGGCGAGAAACCAGTTGGATGCCGTCACGAAGGCGAAGCCGCCCACCCACTACTACCAGCAATGGCAGGCGGCGGCGGAGCTGAACAGCCGGCTGGAAGCCGAGCGGGATGAAGCTCGCCATGCACTGGCACAGTGCAAATACCAAAGCGAAAAGCGGAAGGAGATGCTGCTGCGGGTCGCACGCGAACGGAACGCATTGCGCGCCGAGCTTGCCACCGAGCGGGCGCGGCGGGAGGCGGCGGAGGCGGTCGTGGCGAAGCTGCCGAAGACGGTGGACGGGGTGCCCATCGTGCCAGGTATCCGGCTATTCCCCCGTGCCGACTGCGAATTGGAGAACGAGCAAGGCGCACTTGTTGTCGAGTATGCGGGCATCATTATACAAGACTCCGTGCCGTCAGAGTACGGCAATGAGGAGTTGGACGTTGAGGAGGCGGGGGCGTGTTTCTCCACCCGCGAAGCCGCCCAAGCCGCCCTCTCGCCGGCCCCCGCCCGGCCCAAGTAACGACCTTTTACTTACAGGAGATTCCCCATGACCCTTTCCCTCGATCAGATCACCCTCGAATCCGGCGGGCACGAAACTCCCGACGACGGCATGTGCGCCATGGAGGCCGTCGCGTATCTCACGGGCGAGCCGTTCAGCGACCACCCGCAGTGCGTCTGCCCGGTCATCGCCGCCTTCATGCGGCGGTGGAACGACGACCTCTCCGCCGACGACCGGAACCGCCTGCTCAAGCCGCTGCTGCTCAAATGCGTGGGGACGCGGAGCACGCCGGAGGTGGAACGCCGCCGCGCGTACCTGGCCATCGACTGGTTCATCCGCACCCACGCCCCGGCGTGGCTGGACCTCACCGAATCGCTGAAGCCTCACGCCGAGAAGTTGCGGGCGTTGCCGCCCGTCACCGATCTGGTGTCCCTGCGAGCCGCCGGTCAAGCCTTGGAAGAGGCCCGGTCCGCCGCGGCTGCGGCGTGGGCTGCGGCGGGGGCTGCGGCGGGGGCTGCGGCGAGGGCTGCGGCGAGGGCTGCGGCGTGGGCTGCGGCGTGGGCTGCGGCGAGGGCTGCGGCGGGGGCTGCGGCGGGGGCTGCGGCGGGGGCTGCGGCGGGGGCTGCGGCGTGGGCTGCGGCGGGGGCTGCGGCGTGGGCCAAGCTCAGACCTACGGTCTTCGCCCTACAGGCATCCGCCGTCGAGTTGCTGGAGCGGATGATTGCCGCCCAGCCCGCGGCGGAAGGGGGTGGGGAATGACGGAGAAGGCGACACTCTGGTTCGGCACCGAGGCCGTGCCGTTTGACTTCGGCACCGCACCCGTCGTCGGCCGGTTGAGTGACCGGGACGCTGCTGCGCGTGCGTACCTGCGAGCCAATCACGGGCACGCCGACGTGGTCGAGTTCGGGGGCAATCCCTTGCTCCCAGATTCCGGCGTATGGCGGTGGCTACTGGGAACGGCCATGCGGGGCGACGTGCCGGAAGTCTGCTTTGCGGTCCCAGGCGGTTGCCGCTGGCTGCCGTGGTGGACCCTGACCAACGCCAAGAAGAGCAGCGACCTACCCCCTGGGCTCGCGGAAACGCTGATGCTGGGCGGTGCCGGGAAGCCCGTGGCTGAGGTACGGTGATGGTCCTCGTCCATATCGCCTGCATCGCCGCCGTCCTCCTCGGCGTGGTCGTCCTCGGCAGGTCCAAGCAGGTCGACGCCGAACCCGACGAATCCACCGAGTGCCCCGAGTGCGGCGGGGTCCTCTACCACGACCGCATCGAAGGTCAAACGAAATGTCTCCGCTGCGGAAAGGAGCAGTAATGATTACCTTCTTCGACGGCCCCGCGGCCGGCCAGGTCCTCGCCTGCCGACGTGCCCCCGTCTTCCTCCGCGTCGTGAAGTCGCGCACCAAGTGGGACGCGCTCGACCAACCCGGCGACACGCCGAACCCGGGCGAGCATCTCTACGCCTACCTGCTGCCGGGAAAACCCGAGTGGATGCACCTGCGCATGTCGCCCCGGTCCCTCTCCGGGAACTATCCCCGCGCGCAGTACTCCTATCTGCCCGACCAGCCTGATCAGGAGGTGATGCGCGACGCGGCGCGGTGGGCGAACTGGATCGCGGCCAACGGCCCGCGCTTGGTGCCGGCATGGGCATACGAGAACTTCCGGCGGTGGCTGGAGAATCGGGGGCCGGTCCATGCCTGACCCCGTCCAGCTCATCCTCGAAAGCCTCGGCACGATGTTCACCGGCGACGACACCGCCCGCGTCCTCCAGGCCTTTGTCGCCGCCCGCGCCGCCAAGGGCACGACCGTCTCCTCCGAAGAGGCCCACCGCGTCATCAACTGGGCGAAGGAAACCCGCGTCATGGGCGCGATGCTCGACGGCATCCTCGCCGGCGACATCCTCGTCGACGTGTGCCCCGCGGGAGTCACGTTCTCCCTGTCGCCGAAAGGCATGGACTTCGCCAAGGGCTTGATCCAGAAGGAGGGATCGCCCGGATGAACCGTTCTCCCATCCTTCTCGGGATCCACTGCGCCACCTGCGGGGAACTCCCGTGCGCGTGCGACCTTGAGGCTCCTATCTGTCCGGTGAACCCACCGGAGGAGCCGCCCTTGTCCGAACCGCCCAACACGTCCGGGGTCTGCCCGAGCTGCGGCGCGAAGATCCGCCCCGCCGTCAGCGCCCAAGGCAACAAGTTCCTGAGCTGCGAACGTTTTCCCCGCTGCGGCTTCACGTTGTGCGCCGACGCGCTCACGGTGACACGGGCGCGCACGCACCTCATTTTTGACCAGGTGTGGAAGCAGAAGATCATGACCCGTACGTCAGCGTATCTGCTCATGCGGCGACTCCTGAACCTTTCCGAAGACCAAGCCCATATCTCGCGCCTGTCGATCACCCAGTGCCACAAGTTAATTCACGGCCTGCGCGGCCTGGTGGAGGTCGACGGATGAAGGTCCTCTTCGTCGACCCCTCCTCCTCCGTCACCGGCTACGCCCTCATGCGGGGCCGGTACGACCTGATGGAGTTCGGCCGCATCACCCCCGAAAAGGACAAGGACCGGGCGCCGGTTCGCATCCAGTACTTCGGCCGCGAGCTCGCCGCGATCATCGCGGACGGGAAGCCTGACAAAGTGGTGATTGAAATCACGAGCGGCAAGGTGGCGCGCGGCCGGCACGGGGGGGCAGGGGCGGGCCTGAGCATCTACGGGATGGCCGTGGGGTACCTCTGGCGGGAGTGCGTGGCGGCGGGGGTAGAGGTCGAGCCGGTCCTTGAGAACGACTGGACGAACGGGGTCCCGAAAGACCGGCGGCTCCGGCACATCGCGGCCCAGTTCCCGGACTATGCCGCGTTCAAAGACGAGGGGGGGGACGCGGGTGACGCGATCGCCCTGGGGCAGTGGTGGTTCTTCATCCGGGGGGGCAAGGTGGGCAAATGACGGACGCGCCGTGGTATCTTCGGGCCGACGCCGACCCCTTCCGCCCCCTCACGATCGACGAGGCGGCGGATTGGCTGCGGCTGAAGGACTTCGGGTATCCTGACCCCCGCGCGACGCTCGAGCAGTGGGCGGCCCGCGGCCGGATCCCCAAGTCACACCTCGGGAGGTGCGTGGTGTTCACCCTGCACATCCTGCGGGCGTTCATCTCCATGCGCACGGAGGGTTTTCCCGATGGGCAGGCGGACACAGCCGACACCTCCCCCCCCGCAGGTCAAGAACGTCCGGGGGTACTGGATGTTCCGGTACCGGGACGAAGCGGGGGTGCAGCACACCCTCAGCTTCGGGTCCGTCGACAAGGTGCCGCGGGCGGTGGCGCAGGCGGAGCTGTACCAGAAGTTACAGACGACGGCCGACCCCGGCCGGGAGAAGACACCAAACTCCGCCTTAGTTTCCGTTAAGGAAGCCTGCCGGCAGTACCTCGAGTGGGCCAACACCGTGTACCGTGACGAGGACGGCCGGCAGACCGGGGAGGCGTCGAACCTCCTCCACGGCCTCCAGCCGCTGGTCGACCTGTTCCCCCACCTCGCCGCCGCCAGCCTCCGCCCCCGCCACATCAAAGAATTCTGCGAGGCGCAGGCGAAGGCCAAGGTCTCCCGGGGCGTGATCAACAAGCGCATCGGGTACATCAAACGAATGCTGACTTGGGCGAAAAATGAGGAGATCATCCCGCCGGTGAGGGCGCCGGGGGATCTCGTGCCGGTCGGCGCCTTCGACGCCTGCCGGGACTTCCCACTCCTCCGCCAGGGCCGGCCCGTCCGCACCGGCGGCACCGTCGCGCGGGAGGCCAAGGCCGTCCGCGTCGTCCCCGACGAGACCGTGAACCAGACCCTCCCCTTCCTCGCCGAAACCGTCAAAAAGATGATCGAACTGCAGCAGCTCACCAGCATGCGGCCGGCCGAGGTGTGCAAGCTGCGGATGGCCGACGTGCAGATCGACCGCACGCCATGGCTGTTCGAGCCCGCCCGGCACAAGACCCGTCGGCACGGCAAGGTGCGGCGGATCTACTTCGGCCCCAAGGCCCGGGAGCTCCTCAAGCCCTACCTCCTCCGCCGCGACACGTTCGTCTTTCGCCCCAAGGACGCCCGGGCCGACCGGCCGGACCTCGACCTGCGGGGCGGGCAGGAGCGGTACACGACCCGCACCTACCGGGACGCCATCTGGCGGGCGTGCGACCGAGCGTTTCCGGCCCCGGACGAGGTCCGCGGGGCATTCTTCGAGCTGAAGCGGTACAGGGCCGCCCAAGCGAAGGCCGAGACGCCCGAGCCGCCGCCGGAAGACCTGGTGAAGCGGGCGAAGGCGGAGGCGGCGTGGTGGGCGGCGCACCGGTGGAGCCCGAACCGGCTGCGGCACAACGGCCTCAGCGACATCGTCGACCGGGAGCTCGCCAAGGCGAAGGAGAAGGCCCAGTCGGTGGCCGGCCATAGCAGCGCGAAGACGACGGAGATTTACCTCAGCCAGAACGACGAGCTGGCCGCGGCGGTGATGGAGGCAGCAGGATGACGATCAAAACCTACTTCATGCAATCTGTGAACGGCGGCCCGATCAAGATTGGCAGGAGTGCGGACCCTGAGGGAAGGAAGAGGGATCTCGAAATAGGGAGGCACGACAGGCTGCGGATTCTTGCCGTGTTGGACGCCGACCGCGAAGGGGAGCTACACGAGCGGTTTGCGTCCCTGCGTGGCCAGGGGGAATGGTTCGCCTGCGGCCCAGAATTGGTTGAGTTTCTCGCCCGCGAATGCGGCGTCGACGCACTCTCCCTGGAACCGCCCGTTTCCGCCAACTGGTGGCAGGCGATCGTTGACCGGCTTCGCGTGCTGTTCCCGGATGCCACATTGTTCGAAGGCCGGGAGGCCGTCGAGACCGAGGTTGACCGGCTGCACGGGACATTGGACAACGGGTCGGCATGCATAATGGAAGAGGAAGAGGATGAGTCCGATGTGAGCGATTGTGAATGCGCGGCCTGCCTCATGTCCGAGGCCCTGGACGAACTTGGCAAATTGCCGATTAGCGGGGCCCTGAGCTCGGGCTCGGCGTTCTGTCTCCTGATGCGGCGGCCACCGTACTTTGATCCGCAGGAACTTTCAGAGTTGGGACATAACTTTGACGGGGTCTGCATCACCTTATGGGTCGCGCTATACGAGCCGGGAAGGCCTG